CAAAAGCCGCCCTAATAGCGAATCGTTCTGTGATATAGAGTGCTTTATAAACCAGTTTCAGCAAAAAGAAAAGCACCCAGAAACAAACGTTTCTAGGTGCTTTTTGTGGTGGAGGCGATGGGAGTCGAACAACAAAAAAATGATTGAGTGACGTCAAAAAACATATCTGTAACGCGCCTAAACACTTGCTAAAAATGTAGTGGGGTTGGTTTGTAACCCATGTATTTTGCTACGTTTACAAAAAAGAGTGTTACCAAAACTGTTACCAGAGTCAGGCCTGTGCCTTTTTGAATGCCGCGGTGGTAGCGGCAGCAAGATCTTCCCTCTGACCGTCAAGCTCGTGCCGATACACTCCGGCAGTGTCCATGTTCTTGCTATGGCCCACGAGCATCTTCAGCTGGCTGTCAGTCAGGACGCTGGATTCAACACTGACAAAGGTGTGCCGCAGCTCGTAAAGTGAAACTTTCGGCTCAAGCCCGTTTGCTTCCTGATAGGATTCCCAGCGGCGATAGAGCGCGTGTTCTGACGGGATCTGAAATAGCGGGGTATTGTAGTTCAGAAGTATACCTTGAGCCTTCAGAAGCTGCACCTGTGCCTCGTATGCCTCGCGAGCTTCCTTGCCCATGTCAAAAGAGCGGATTGCGTTTTCGTTTTTTCCGGTCGTCTGTTCCCGGTGCACGTTGATGCTTCGTCGAAGGTTGACCGTGTTCCCTTTGATGTCACCATACCAGAGACCAATCAGCTCCCCGGGGCGCAGGCCGGTCGCAACTGCAAAACGGTAGGCGTAGATATATTCATCAAATACCAGCTTTCCATAGTAGGTGCGGGTGTCTACGCTAAACAGAACCTTCAGGGCGGTGGGCTGCAAGATCGTGCGTTTCCCCATCCTGGCATTCTTCGGGATAGACAGGTCGGGGTAGAGTGTCGTGTACTTGTTCCTTCGGCACCACTTGACAAAGGCGGTTTCCGCAGCCCGGATCGTCATAAGCGTCTTTCGGCTCAACGGCTGGTTTGAGATGGGCTTGCGCTGGTTCTTTTTCTGTGAGCGCTTCCGGAACGAAACGTCAATGGCCTTTTGAAGATCGCCCTCGGTTAACTCGTCAATGCGGATATTCCCACAGGTCGGCAGGATATAGCAGTCCCCGTAACGCTGGCATTGTGTCACATAGGATGTCCCGCAAGTCAGCTTCAGCTCCTCCACCCACTCTGAATAAAGGACGCTGACCTTCTTTTTTCCGTCTCTGATGCTGTCGTCAAGCCAGGCATCGGCCTTTGCGTTGGCTTCCCGCTGGCCGGTGCGGCCAGGCGTGCTGCTGTAAAACCGTTTGCGGGTGCCGTTCTTCTGAACTGCGATGCACCAGCGCTTTTCCTTTTCGACCCAAAACGCTGTGTTCGTTCTCTTTTTCATCGTTCTGCTCCTTTCGGTTGAAATTGCAAAAGCATCAAATTTTTTGATATTTGTTGACAGCAACAACCGTTTGATGTAACATATGGTTGTGAGCAGTTGTTTTGTGAGCTTTGGCGAGGTCAACAAAACAAAAAATGGAACCATGGAGGTAACACGCAGATGCAGGATAAAACGGCTGTTCTCGGAAACACCCCGGGTGTTGAGGAGGACGAGCGATACATTGAAAAGGCGTACAGAACTCTCTCAGAGGATAACCGCAAAAAGCTGGAAGTATACGCTGCCGCGCTGCGAAGAACCCAGCTCGCACATGAAGGGACTGATTGAAACGGTTCCTTTATACATTGGCCCTTCGGCTTTGCCGATGGGCTTTTGCTTTAATAGCGAACAAAGAACGGGATCTGCATTCAGCAAACCCCGCTCTTACAAGTGAATGATATTCTACGCCACATGGCACCCCGTCATTCCCGGAGGATAAACATAGAACGAGGATTAACTTTTGTTTTCTTTTTCAAACTGAGCTTTGAGCAGTTCGTACATATTGACCATTGGAAGCTCGATTTTTCCATGATTAAGAACCATAGAGGACATAACCTCCATTTTTGAACGGGCAATGCCATACACCGCTGCAGAGCCGTTGAACCACAATTTTGTTTCAAAATCTTCGTCAGGTACGCTCTTATCAATCATAAACTTGCCGTGTATAACCATGTGATACTTGCAGGAAGCTTCTGAGCCATCCTGCAATGAATAAACGCCGTCAAGAATGAGCCTGACATAAGCAGCCTTCTTAGAAGGATCATCAATTGGAACTTGCTCACTGATAGAAACGGAGAGCTGATGCGTTAATTCACACTGCGACACAGCATCAATGATATTATTATCAAAAGAGCATTCCGTAAGAAAGCTTCCAAGATACTGAATGTCAGCTTCAAACTGCTTTGCATCCATTGTGTGCACCTCCGGTTGGCTTTTTAGGTGTTTCAGGGAACCGAATCAACCTTGACGAAGAAAAGTCAGGCGTTTTAAAAGCTGTGTTGTTTGCAGCATCAGACTTCACATTTTCAGGTTCGGTGGACATGATTCTTTCATCGGGCTTCAAAGGGCACTGTACCGACAGCCCCAAAGCATCGGCAATGTCAATCAAAGTGTCGATGGTATAGTTGCAATCCCCGCTTTCCCAACGGGAAACAAGGCTTTGTTTTACCCTCATTTTATCAGCAAGATCTTTTTGCGTCCAGCCTTTTGCCATGCGGGTGTCGTGTATCATTTGCTGAATTTGGATATTTACAACGGCCTTTGCAAGTTCGGCAGTAGTCATGTTTTTGGCTATGGCAGCGATAAGGTCAGACAATGTTGTTCTATGAGACATTTTCATTCTCCTTCCATAAGTTCTGCAAAACGCGTTTTAGCAATAGGTGTGTGGGTACTGTATTCAGTGTTTTTGTGTCCTTGTCTTTCGTAGAAAGAAGATAGCAAGTATATTAAACCATCTTTATAAACAAAGAAAACCCGAAGATTTGAAATTCCAAGTTTGAACCTCATAGCACAAAGGTTCTTTTGCCCTGCCAAATGTTCGATCGGTGCACCCGGAGGGCCAATTGCGGCTTCCCCATTTTCCACAAGCTGTTGAATATACGATGCTAAACGTTTGAAAAACTTATCCTCTGAACCTGATTTTGCAAGTAAGCCAGCAAGCTCATCTCGGAAAACATCATGAACAATAACTGAATTTCCATATTTTGCAAGCAACATCACTAGTTGCAGCAGTGTTTCAAGATCATTCAATATAACCACATCCTGTCTGCGCCTATGCTATTATATCACTTATAAGTGATATTTACAACACTTTTATACACTTTTACACTATTATTATAGTAGGATGTCTGTACTTTACGGCTTTTCTTTCCCTTGTTCCTGCCCAAGCAGGAGCAGCTCTGCATACTCTCTCAGTTTCCGTATACTTTCGGCATTCAAGCCCTCCATCAGGCGGTCAACGTCTGACTGGGGGGCTTTTTCTTTTTGCTCAGGGGCAGCCGGGGCGAGTACAGGGGAAGGATCATCGGTTTCGCCGTAGAGATATGCGGTTGTTGTGCCTAGCTTGTCAGCACAGTACTTTACAAATTCTCTAGGAGGTTCTTTTCCACGCTTCTCAAACCCACGGATATAGTTATCTGCGTGACCAGCAGAGAGGCACAAATATTTCCGAGTGGTTCTGTTCTTCTTTAATAGATTGTCAAGACGGTCATATTGAAAATCGCCCATAGAAAACCCTCCAAGATAGAAAATTTCTTAAAAACTACCAAAAAAGTATTTACAAACTAGCAAAATGGTAGTATACTTATAATTGAAAAGCGAGCAACTTACTAGTTAAATAATAACATCAACCTAGTAAAAAATCAACAAGCGAGGTACAAAACGATGAAAGACTTCAACCTGAAAATCTCCGAGATCAAGAAGGCAGAGCGGTTCGCAGCAAAGGAATCTGGCAAGACTTGCTTCCTTGCAGCTATGAGCTATTCTGGCGCTGATGTGTTCGGTTGGCAGGATGTGCTCTGCGAGATGGACAGCGCCGAGAGCGGCGAGTATGTCAGCACCGTTCACCTTTGCGTTTACATGAACGACCGCCGCCGGTCTTATGTGGCCCGCGTAATACCCACTGTTTGATGATGAAAGGAGGGCTGAACATGAACGCACTTTCTATTAACATCCCGGCAAACTTCGCCGCAGACTGCAATAACACCCTCAAGCGGTACAACGCCGCCCAGACCGACGCCGAGCGCCGTGCGGTGCTCGACCGCCAGACCGTGCAGGGCCTGTGGTGGGCGATCAAGTTCGTCAGCCAGCTCCAGACCGCTTGCATGAGCGACCGGGAGCTGAAGCACGCAATCCGTCTCACCCACTTCCGCGGCACTGTGTGCCCGGAGTTTAAGGCTTGAAAGGGAAATCTATTGACCCGCCTGATGATGGCTGCCCGGCAGCAGCCGAAACCATTCCGGTGACTTCACCGGGATGGTCGCGGGAGCCACCGCACAACACAATAATTTTTGGAGGTACGAAATATGTCTGCAAATGTTGAAACGATGTTCTATGTCCGCGAGAAGCCTTGGCACGGTCTGGGAACGATGGTGCAGGAAGCGCCCACCAGCGCTGATGCCCTGCGTCTGGCCGGTCTGGACTGGACGGTTGAGGCCCGCGATATGTGGCTGAATGGCGGTTATGAGCCGATCCCCGGCTACAAGGCGAATGTGCGCAGCTCTGACAACAAGGTGCTGGGCGTTGTCAGCGACAAGTACCGCATTGTGCAGAACGCGGATGCATTTGCCTTCACGGATGCCCTGATTGGTGGTGATGTCCACTACGAGACGGCTGGCAGCCTGCTGGACGGCAAGAAGATCTGGCTGCTGGCAAAGCTGCCCGATTCCGAAATCTGCGGAGATAAGACAGAGCCGTATGTCTGCTTCTCCAACACCCATGACGGCTCCGGCGCTGTCCGCGTCTGCATGACCCCTGTTCGGGTGGTCTGCAATAACACCCTGAACATCGCCCTGAACACGGCACAGCGGGCGTGGAGCGTGCGCCATGTGGGCGATATCAGCACCAAGCTGGTGGAAGCGCAGCAGTGCCTTGAGATGGCCGGAAAGTACATGGACGCTCTGGCTGAGCGTGCAGATCAGATGGCAAACACCACCGTATCTGACGAGCGCCTGCGGAAGATCCTTGACGAGCTGTTCCCGGAAGCGGATGACATGAGCAACATCCAGAAGCGCCATGTGCAGGAGATGAAGGACGGCTACATGGTCTGTGTGATGGCCCCCGACCTTGCAAAGTTCCGCAATACCGCATGGGGCGCGGTGAACGCCATGAGCGATTTTGTTACCCACAGCGCTCCTCACCGTAACACGAAGAACTATCAGGCCAACAACTGGAACAACGTCATGGGCGGTCATTGGCTGATTGATGCAATGACCAAGGCTGTTTCCCGGTAAATCAGGAGGGCTGTGCTATCTGGCCTGACGGGCGCTTTGAGGTTTAAAATGACAAGACGTGATGAAATTGACGCAGAGATCAGAAATCAGGCAGTTCGCCTGTATCCGCGCTGCACCGCCCTGTTTGAGCTGCCGACAATGGTTTACTGGCAGATCATGCAGGATAACACCCTTCGGCACAAGCCGTACAGGGTCAGTGAGGAACACTGCAAGAAGATCATCCTTGCAATGCCGGAGTTTGATTAAGGAGTGAAAACTATGAATGAAAAAGAACACCAGAGAGCTGCCGATGTAGAAGAAGCCCGTGCAAAGCTTCTTGAATGCTTTCCAGGCAGTTTCATCCGTGATTCTGACGATGTAGGGTACGAGTTTATTGCTCACCCGCGCACAAACCAGTCTTTCATCTTAGAGGATTGTCACTACGTTGAAGATATCGAAGCAAAGGTGTTGGAATGGCTTTCACGGGCAGCATTCAAAACCGCACCGTATTCGCAGGAGTGGCGAAACCGGAGGTTCCACGAATTTATGCTTTCGGGGGTCAATGCTTTTCTTGACACCGATTTCTCGGAAGAAGATATGGATCTGATCTATACCTATATGGGCAACGAAATAAGACACGGTCTCACCATGGCCTTTATCGACCACGACATGAGCATGAAGTGGCTGAGAGAGCATATCCCAACTGAAAGGACATCATGCACTACTCTTGAAGATGCTGAAGACGCTTTGGTTATCACCGCAGCACCCACGAAAGAATGACCATCAGGCACCGGCTGAAAGGCTGGTGCTTTGTTTTTATCAGCGAAACTACGAAAAAGGTAGAATGTTCAAAAGAAACTATCAGAAAAGTATTTACAAACTAGCAAAATAGTAGTATAATAGTTCACGTAGAGAGCACCACCAAACAAACAGGAGGACAAAAACATGGCAGGATTAACTCAAAAAAAGCGTTATAAGGTGTACGTCTACAACATGGCTGATAGGTTCTGGGACTGCTATGAGGTCCTTGCTGAGGACCCGGTGGATGCCCGGAACGTGGCAGTGCAGCGGCTGATCGACGAGACCGGGCACGGTCTGGATGTCTACGAAGTGACCGACGTGTGCGAGGTCAAAGAATAAGGAGGGCTGAACAATGAGGTGGTTTAAGGATTCCGATAGATATGTCCGTGAGGACGGTAAGTGCTACATCCGGCAACGGGAAGTTCGTATCAATGGCCGCTGGTGCTGGCGATGGTGCGTGTATGGTGATGTAGGAGGTCGGTACATTGATGATGTCATTGAGATGTTCCAGACCCTGAGAGCCGCAAAGCTGGCCTACGCTAATGTCAACCCCACCTGATGATGACCTCCGGCAAAGGTCGAAACCATTTTCGTCACGTCACGAAAATGGTCGTGGGAGCCACCCACAGAAAGGAGATTCGATACTGTGTCGAAGTATTACACCACCAAAGAAACCGCCAAAGCGCTGGGCGTTTGCTATTCGCGGGTCTTACAGCTTCGGAAGCAGGGTCTGCTGGATGCCTACTCTCACGGCGAGAAGGGCAGCAAGAGCAAGTTTTACTTCCGCGTTGAGGACGTTGAGCGCTACAAGCAGAGCCGGGACAACCCGGAGCAGCCGCCTTTGAGAAAGGTCAGCACAAGGGAGACCGCCTGATGAACGGGCGCAACAAGTACTGGTGGGAAGCCCGCTGGGACAAGAACCAGCCTGCACGGCTGGCACACATCAAAGAAAAGAGGTCGAAAAGGCATGATGAAGGTCGTACAGGGCACCTTCCGGCAGATTCCGTACTGGAAGCTGCGGGGGCGGTTCCACAGCTGCGGCTACCGCGATCAGGAAGTCGCTGAACATAGCGGCATTGGCCGGTACACTATGAGCGCCCGGATGAACGGGCACCAGCCGTGGACAAGTAAAGAGATCGCAGCAATTTGTGAACTGTTGGACATCCGGCAGGACGAGATCGGGGAGCTTTTCTTCCCGGAAGTGGGCAAGGAGGATGAATCCGCATGAGAATCAAATCTGGAGTTTGGTACTGGCTGGCAATGGCCTGCTTTGTGGTGGGCCTGCTGTACGGCCTGGGGCTGGAGGGCAGCTTTCAGACCCTTGGCACCGTCTCGGACGGTGCGTTCGTCACGGCTATGGTGCTGATCCTGCTGGCAATCTTCTTCATGCTGCAGGGCTTTGCAGCCGAAGCGCGTGAGAAGCGGCCCCGCAAGATTCACCATCAGCCCCAGAACACCGTGAAGAGCGGTAGAAAGGCGGGCTGAGCATGGCAGTCAACAACAATATGATCTACACCCGCGTCTGTGTTGACTGCGGGAAGGTGATGCGCAATGTGGGCCGCCGCGCGGAGCGGTGCCCGGAGTGCCGCGCTGTACATATCAGGGTGAAAGCTCTCGAAGCGAGCTACCGGGAGCGCACAGAGCAACTTATCCGCCAGCAGGAAGAGCGGGCAGAGGCAATCCATCAGGGCCTTGTGGATGACAACGAGCGTTTCACGGCAAGCGCCGGAACCTACGGCAAAGGCCGCATCAAAGAGATTATGGCCGCACAAAAGAAAAAGCAGCCCGCTGGTGTTGGCGCACCGGCAGGCTGCAAGGGTTGATGGATTTTACAGGTCACATCAACCCGAAGATAACACATTTTCGGAGGTTTTACAAGATGGAAAAAAATTATGTTGAGATTCAGGGCCGCTTTTCCAGTGACGGCAGGTTTGTGGGCGGGAACTATGTCCCGGAAGTCATCGACAAGCTGATGAACGATGTCTATTCTACCCTCGGTCAAGCAGGAAGCCTGTACCGCCTGCGCGTCACGGTCGAGGTCGAAGATCTGGGTGCCGAGGTCAAGTTCGGGAAGCCTGCAAGCGAAACGCAGCACTCCCCTGCTCCGCAGCGTTTGACCGCTGGAAAGTTGATTCCCGCACCGGACATCTCCCCTGCCGCCATTGACCCGGCACCTGAGGTGGCAGTATGAATCCGATGTACGACCTTTCCCTTGACGGCTACGGCCCGGCACTTGAGCCGCCGGATGATTACTATTTCCTGCCGCGAGGGACAGAACAGACCGAAGATCAGGAGGATGAAGAGTAATGGAAAGCACAAGCATTTACGCCGCTCTGGCCGCTGTGCAGAGCGAACTCAAGGCCCCTAAAGGGCAGATGAACACCTTCGGCGGGTACAGATATCGTTCCTGTGAGGACATTTTGGAAGCAGTGAAGCCTATTCTCAAGGCTCATGACCTGCTGCTTACGCTCTCCGATGAACCGAAGGTTCTTGAGGGGTGGCACTACATCGAAGCCACTGCAAAATTGGAATCTCTGGATGGCGGCTGCATTTCCGTGAAGGCATACGCAAGAGAGCCGGAGCAAAAAACCAAGATGGACGCTGCACAGGTGACGGGAACATCCAGCAGCTACGCCCGCAAGTATGCCCTGAACGGCCTGTTCTGCATCGACGATACCAAGGATGCCGACACGGACGAGTATCATGCGGCAGAAGGTCGAAACCCCGCAGGTGTGAACAAGCCGCAGAAGCAGCCTGCTCCGAAGCGTGAAGCTCCTGCTCCGAAGCGTAATGCTCCTGCCCCGAAATCGCAGCCTGTACAGGAACAGCCCTTTATCTGCGCCTGCTGCGGCAAACCACTTCAGCCGGTGTCTTATAAGAACCGCACCGTTGAACCGGCAGAGACCGCCGCAAGCACCAAGAAGAAGTTTGGGCGCGTCCTGTGCTGGACGTGTGCCCAGAAACAGCCGAAGGAGGGCTGATCTATGCTGAACATGATCGCAGCTATTGGACGTCTGACCCATACCCCGGAACTCCGCACCACCACAAGCGGCAAGGAGATCTGCTCTTTTGATGTCGCCTGCGAACGCAGCTATTCTGCAAATGGCCAGCGCGAGACGGATTTCTTGCCCTGCGTTGCATGGGGCAAAACGGCACAGTTCGTGTCCCAGTATTTCGACAAGGGCAGCATGATCGCCGTCAATGGCAGCATGCAGACCCGGAAATATCAGGACAAGCAGGGCAACAACCGCACTGCCTATGAGATTCAGGTGCGTGAGGTCAGCTTTTGCGGCTCGAAAGCCCCTGACAGCACGTCTACACGGGGTTTTGATGAACAGACGCAAAGTTATGCCCGCGAAGCTAGAAACGCTCAGAGCGCCCAGCAGGCGGCTGAGACCGGCACGGACGATTTTGCCGTTATCAACGACGATGAAGATTTGCCGTTCTGAGCGGCAGAAATGAGGGAGAGAAAAATGCAAGCAAAAAGAAATATTATGCCGGAAGAGGTGCGCAATGCAAAGCTTCTTCTTAGTAAGGGCCTGTCAAATGCAGAGGTCGCAGCCATTATCGGTCGTTCCGTGTCGGCAGTTGTCAATATCCGCAACGGTGCATACGACTTCATGCTTGAGGATGTACCGAATGATACCCCGGATGATAGCCGGGTTTACATCCTGCTGAAATCTATCGACAGCCGCCTGTACCAGCAGAACGAAGACATGAAGAAGACCATTAACCAGCTGGTGGGCTTGAACAGTGCCCTTGTTGAGCTTCAGAACGAGATCAAGGTGTGCGCTTCCTGCATGTCTGCAATGCTGGATGCCCTGAACGAACTCAAGAGCAAGAACAGCCAGCAGACTGAACCGGAAGCCACCCCTACGAAGTATCCGGGCAAGGATTTTGCGAACTGGGGAGAGGTTATTCGCCGTGTTGAGGTCTACGGTGACAAGTTCATTGCGGACAACCTGCGCGGAACCAAGGCCAGTCTGGACGGCGTTACGCTGTATCTGGCCTGCACCCCCAGCACGAAGAAGTTCCTCAAAAGCAGCGCTGTTGCAATCCCCCGCATCAAACAGCAGTGCCGGAACGTCATCGGCTACGGCGTAGAGGTTAAGATCATCGACCTGTAAAAACCAAAGAAAACCAAATGGTTTTTACGAAAAGCGTTTGGTTTTCAAAAACGGGAAGGAGGTGGTTAGTAGTGGACGATATTGAAATGGCTCGCCCGAAAGGCTTGTTGATCCTGTTCACATCGTTCAAACTTCTTGACATTCTTGATGATGCGGCATTCCGGCATGTTGTGAATGCAATGCGGGACTATGTGGAAACCGGGAGTGAACCGGAAGGCCTTGAACCTATCGAACAGGTGGCGTTTGAATCTCAGAGGGAAGCGCTTGACGGGAATATTGAGACGTACAGACGTGCTATTACTGCACACCGAGAAGCAGGCCGAAAGGGCGGCAGGCCAAAGAAAACCGACGGAAACCAAAAGGTTTTTGACGATAACCAAACGGAACCAATTGGTTTTTCTGAGAAACCAAACGAAACCAATAGCCCCCTAAAATTAAAAACTAATAATTACTCAGATACTAAAGTATCTGATAGTAATAGCGCTGAAGCGCTGCCCCCTACAACCAAGAACAGGTTTTCACCGCCGGATGTTGAAACGGTGAAAAGTTACTTTGCGGAGAAAGGTGGCACAGAAGCGCAGGCTATTCGGTTCCATGCCTATTACGAGTCCAACGGCTGGAAGG